ACTCAGTTTACAACAACTTCGCAACACAGAGCAGATTGAAACAACAGATCAAGAAACAGTTTGAACACTACCTTGATCCTAGGATGGTCAAGAAGTTACAGAAAGATCCCAGCCTATTGAAACTGGGCGGCGAGACCAGATACATGACCTTCATGTTCTGTGACATCCGAGGGTTCACTCCCATATCAGAACAGTACAAGGACAATCCAGCAGAACTCACGAAACTGATCAACAGATTCCTAACACGCATGACCAATGTGATAATTGCCAATAGTGGCACTGTGGACAAGTTCATGGGCGACTGCATAATGGCGTTTTGGAACGCACCACTAAAAATACAAGATCATCAGATGTTGGCAGTGCTGACAGCATCTCAGATGCAATCGGAACTGGCCATGCTGAACGAACAGTTGACTGCAGAAAATTTACCAAACATCAAAGTGGGCATAGGTATCAACTCAGGTGAGGCACTGGTTGGTAACATGGGATCTGACCAGAGGTTTGATTACTCCGTGATAGGCGATCCTGTTAACCTTGCGGCACGTTTGGAGAGTGCAAGTAAGACCCTAGGACACACACTGATAGTGGGAGAGGCAACCAAGAAGGTCATAGACGACAAGTTCCCCTTCAAATTCGTTGACAGCATCACAGTCAAGGGCAAAACCGAACCTGTGAATGTGTACACACTGGAACGTTAAATACACACATAATGACACAGTTCTTTAATTTAGTTGCAGAACTCGGCATGCCGATAGCGGCCACGGTGGGAATGGGTGTGTTCATACTGTTCATCATCAAGTATATCCTAAATGGGATAGTCAGTTCGATCAAGTTCATCGAGACTGTGATAGTACAACTAGATAACAGAGTGAAGACAATGAACAACGACATACTTAAAATAGATCAAGAGGTTTCCGAGCAACTGGGCATACCCATAGACACAGACAGGGTGGCCAGGGCAGACGGCAAACTTGATGCGAGGAAAGACTAATGGACATCGTAAGCAAAAGCATGACAGTTACTACAATCATACAGGACTACGGCTTCCCCACTGTTGCTGTGTTCTTCCTTGCGTACTTCATCTACTTCCTTTGGAAGTTCATCACGACAGAGATAACACCCAAGTTGAGTTCCACGTCAGCAACACTGATCAAACTGATAGACAGGGTGCGTATGCTGGACAATGACCTGATCAGACTGCAGACCAAAGTCAAAACAGTCAGGGAAAAGAAAAAGTAGTAGCACTTTTATTTCCCCAAAAAACTATTAAATATTTGCATGAATTTCACAATGGTAATGATCATATGTTTTAGCACAAGTGTCTGTCAAGCAATCTTTGACGATTCGAAGTTCTCTAGCTATGCTGAATGTTATGAATCATCAAGGTCTGCTGTGAGTTTCATGGCAGAAATGTATCCTGATTCAGCAGGTGAGATACGTTGTTTGACTGGAGAGGAGTTGGCAATCTACAAGGAATACATAGAGCAGGGCGGTAAGCCTCAACTGACCAACCCCGAACCAGAACCATCTACAGACACCTAGCGAATAGTCATAAGATGTCTAGTTGACATTTAGCTAGATTATAGTATAATTGTACTATGATTCATGCTATGATAGATCTGGAGACACTCTCCACTAAACCCAACGCCACCATACTCACAATAGGTGGAGTTAAATTTGACGCATACACAAGGGTGGAACCCTCACAGGGTCTGTACCACAGGATCGATGTGGACTCACAGGTTGCCATGGGCAGGGATGTCATGGACGAGACTGTCGAATGGTGGGGCAAACAGGCAGAGGACGTCAGGGAAGAAGCACTGGGTGACGACGACAGGATAGATCTAAAATATTTCGTCAAACAGTTGAATAAATGGTGTGTGGGAGTGGACGTGTTCTGGTGCCAAGGTCCTTTGTTTGATTACGCAATATTACAAAATTTTTACGCACAAATGGAAGTGCCAGTTCCATGGAACTTCTGGCAGATAAGAGATTCAAGAACACTGGGCAGTCTAGTACCACGTGATCCCAACGAGAAGAGGACAGGACTACACAACGCACTTGACGACTGTTATTTCCAAGCAAGGAAAGTGCAACAGATATTCCAACAGTTGGAAATAAAAAATGACAGATACTAACTGGTATTCCATAGAAGACCTTTACACCATAGAAAAATATAAAATTAAACACAAAAAAAATCCTGTGATCAAATGGATACGATTACCATGTGTGTACAAGATAAGGATCAATGACACGATAGTCGACGTTGGTAGATCAGATACTTGCAAAAAACACGGTGGTGCTGAGAAAGTCAGGAAAGCTATTGTGAATCTTTTAAACATCAATGCATACAATACAAGTGTGACAAAAACCAAACGTTGGGAAAAAATCAGGTTGCGACACAGACCAAATTCTAGTAATATTAAGATAGGAATAATAGAAACAAATGCAATTAGAAAAACCTATCTACAAGAAGCCATTTGAGAACATAGACACCTATGAAGAAAGCACATGGATGGGCAACGATACACCATTCATGGAAACAGAATACACAGGAGTATTCCGTGACAAATATCCTTGCACTTCGGGACACACACTTTTCATACCAAAGAAGAATACACCAGAATATGTTGGACAGTCATACGGACTAGCCTACGAGTATGGGAATAAAAAAGTAAAGGAAGGAAAAATAATGGGATTCAATGTTGGCATGAACATAGGTTTGTGTGCAGGACAGACAATCTTGTGGCCTCACATACATTTCATACCCAGGCATGAGGGAGATGCCAGACATCACGGTGGAATGAGATACACCCATCCAAGTGCGGATCATAACCATTACTACTAAAATGAAAACAAAAAAGAAATTGAAGAAAAACAGAGACGAAATTTTTACATCACCGGATGGTGGGGAGACTGTGTACGTGCAGAAGAAAGATGGTAGCCGTGGAAGAATGGTATCACAATCCCAGTATGCGAAAGACATAGAGACACTACAAGACGAAGACGAGATGGTAGATGAATATGCTATCAAGATGAGGAGGAAATATCCTGCACTTGGTAAAGCATGGAAACACTACAAGACAGTGTGGCATCTGATCATGGGTTCAAAGTAGATAATTACTGTTAATGGCTGTAAAGAAAAATCATAAAGAAAAGATGTTAGAAACAATAGAGCGGCTAGGCTTGATTGTTATTCATACAGAAATAGCACCATATGGACCAGGCACCCGTAGATACATGGTTGGCAGACACCTCGAAGATCCAACTAGATCCCATCAGATGGGCAGTGGCAAGTGGCAAATGACCCCAGGTAAACAAGACTGGCTTACTCCGAAACCGTTGACAGGAATTCAATTAGAACAGTGGTTAGAAAACTATCAAAAAAATAGATAATTACTGTTATAATGACAGTAGCATCAGTTCGTGATAAAAAACAAAAACTTTGGTATTCTCCTGTTCCACTAGCACTGGCATTTGAACCAATCAATCTTTGTAACGCAAAATGTTTTTGCTGTCCTTACACAGAATTTAGCGAAGACAAAACTTTCATAACACAAAAGATGTCCGTAGAACAGATCACAAGCATGGTCGAAGACTGGGTCGATTTATTAAAAAAATACGATATCAAAACAAAGTATGCGGCCATTTTGCCATGGAGATATTCCGACCCATTGGTCAATCCTCACCTGGGCACTGTGTTGGCACTTGCCGACAAGCATGGATTGAGAGTGAGTCTCACAACAAACGCAGTATCATTTGGCAAGAAACAGTGCGACCTTTTACAAAAATACATACACACACTGAACAAGATATTCGTATCGGTGATAGGATTCACAGAGCAGGAAGTACAAGAGCAGATGGGACTCAGCAAAAAGAAGACCTTACAAAGTCTTGAATTTGTCAGAGACAACTATCCAGATATATCAAAGCTGTTTAACATAGCGATAAAAAACAAAAACAATGGTGTGGCCCATCCGGACACAGTAGAGGAATACCAAAAAAGGGTTATCTCCCCAGGACGTGCCAAGCAAAAAATCAACTGGATCAGCAACAGGTTGGGCAAGGGCGATGACGTATGGGCACCGACTAGTGCATGGAAGCCCTCCAAGAAAAGTTTTGTTAATGGGTGTGACCTGTCAGCTGGTAAAATATTGAATCGTTTGGAGATAATGGTCAGTGGTAGGGCGGCACTGTGTTGTGACATGTCTTATGATCGTAATTTCCCAAAAGAGAAAGTGGATTATGGTAATGTGTTTGAGATCGGCATCGAAGGTGTATGGGCCAATCTTACAAAAGAACATCAACTGATATACGATCAGAAATACTCAGATAGTAAAAAGAAACTGATCTGTAACGATTGCTCCAGGGCCGGTGTAAACACTAACGGTTGGAATTTATCGTTGACAGTTAAGAAACAGAAACAAATACGCAATGAATTTTTTCCCAAATTACACGCCCAACTGACCACTTAATAAATAGAACAAACAACTTACCCAGTAGTGCTTTTACCATGCGTATACACCGCTCTAAAGCAGTCTAAAGGGGTGTTTAAAGGATATTATGACCAAGTTTGTGAGTGTAATAGGTAACGGTGAGAGCAGGAGGGGATTTGATATAACTCCCCTGAAAAGTGTTACGACCATGGTGGGTTGCAACGCACTGTTCCGAGATCATAACCTGGAATATGTTGTTTGCGTTGACAGACACATGTGCCAAGAAGCCGCAAACGCAGTTGGTAAAAACACAACGATATACACCAGAGACAGATGGTACAAGCAGTTCGCATTTTGGCCTAACGTCAAGTGTGTGCCTGACTTACCATATCAAGGAGACAAGAGACAGGATGACCCTTTCCATTGGGGCACCGGACAATTTGCCGCACTTGTTGGAATGCAATTTAAACCTAAAGCAATATTCCTTATAGGAATGGATCTTTACGGACATGGCACCGAGAGGAAGCCAGAAAATGTCAACAACATCTACAAGGGTAGCACAGGATACACATACATCAAGAGACCTGTTGATCCTAGCTACTGGATACACCAATTCAACAAACTGTTTGAACATTCAGACTGCAGATGGATAGTGGTAAATGAAGAGGGCTGGGAAATGCCTGAGGAATGGAAGACCCATAAGAATGTTTTCCAGGACACGTATGAAGGCCTTGCCAAGTGGGTCAACAAACAGTTGACAAAATAAAAATCACGCATATAATTGTAGTATGATCAAGACAATGGTTGATGACCTAATGGTGCAACAGCAGATCCGTGGACCTTACAAGAAGTGGAAACACATGGTGGCTGTGATGTGCCTCAATCTCACATACAGGAAACACGTCAAGATAATATTACCAAAACTTTTTAAGAGATATCCAAATCCACAAGCATACTTGCGTGGTAGACTCGCGACACAACAACGTATGCTGAAACCCTTGGGCATGTGGGAAGTGAGATCAAAAAGAATAAGGAAGATGACTGAACAGTACATGGACTGGGATGGTCAGGAGGCCAGCGACCTTCACGGCATAGGCAAGTACGGATCTGACAGTTACCAGATATTCTTCTTTGACAACATACCACCCAACGTACAAGACAAGGAATTGAAAAAATACATTGACAAACTGGCAGGATAGTTTATAATAGTAGTATGTTTGAAAAATACAAAGATGGAGATCTTATCACTCTAAAATTAATGCATGGTGAGGAAGTTATTGGCACTCTGCAATCACAAACCGAAACCACACTTGAAATTAAAAAAGCATTGACGCTGATGCAAGGCCCACAAGGACTTGCGTTTGGTACATTCTTCTCTACTGCTGATCAAGATAAAGATATTTCATTGGCAAAAGACAAGATACAGTGCATCTCAGTTGTTAACGACAAGATATCAGCAGAATACAAGAAAGTTTTTACTACTGTGGTCGTTCCTGACAAGCCAAAGATCATCGTATAATGGCACACTTTGAAAAACACAGCAGGAGCATAGAGACATTGATAGATGTCACAGAAGCCATGCTACACGTCATGGAGGAAAAAGGAATTGACCCGGAGACTGTTTCCAACAGGACGGAGTTCTCTGTGCTGATACATTTTCTAAAGAGCATCATAGATGGCGAGTTAAATATACCAAACGAGCTTACTGACTCACTAAGGCAAAAATCGGAAGAATTAGGATTTGATCTTGAAGACATCAAGAAGAGATTGAACTAATGAGAGGACTTAAAGGCTTTCATCCCTCTATAAACACTCTGCAAGTCATCAATAACAGGAGAAACGATGACTTATCAATCAACTAAAACATACGGACACAACATAGGCCTGGCCTGTGTGTTCAGACAACCCAATGCGGATCACTCACACTGCCATCTGCTACATGGATATTCACTCGCATTCAAATTCACATTTGGTTGCAAGGAACTTGACAACAAGAACTGGGCAGTGGACTTTGGTGGACTCAAACCATTGAGGGCATGGCTGGAAGATCATTTCGATCACAAACTTGCACTGGACATGAACGACCCACATCTAGAGAAGTTCAAGGAACTGGAGCAGTTGGATCTTGCAGAGATAAGAATGTTTGACGGAGTAGGTGCAGAGAAATTTGCCGAACACGCCTATAGATACGCAGACAATCTAATAACTGTCAAGACTGATGGAAGATGCTTTGTGGAGAGTGTGGAATGCATGGAACACGGAGCCAACAGTGCCATCTACCGAAAAGACTAAATTCCTATTTGATCTAGTAAGGGTAGCCCTCAACGACAAGGCCTATTACATACAGACCTACGACACACCACTGGGACACAGATGGCTGGAGGCACTACGGGACAACCTCAAACAAAAGAGAGTGCTGGAGAAGAACTTCTGTTTTCTGGGTTTTGCGAATTCTAAAAGAAATCTAGATCACCTGGTCGGTGAACTGAACAAAGCTGTTGCACAAATAAACTCATTTGTGTTTGCTCCTCCCTATGAAAACATAACTCCATTTGTTGTAGACGATTTTCAGTACAGTGGTACATTACCCATGGGCCAAGCACCTGATGGTGATTTTTCAAAAACACTAGGATTACGATTAAAACACGATTCTTGTAATCTACTACACAGATATTTTGAGGAATTACAAGGTACTGCATGGAACCTGTCAAAATACTACAAACAGGCAGACGTCAGTACAAAGTATGCAATAAGACAGTTAAACAATCTGTGTCATGAGATAGAGAGCTGGGTTTTGTCATACAGGAAAAGTGTTTTAGAACCTGACTGGATTAGGCCTTCGCAGATAACAACTTTCCTAAACGCACCGAGAAAGGATCTACATGAGGAGGACTTCGAACTATTCAAACAGAACAGATACAACAGAGAACTAGGTGGTGTTTACCTACACTGGTCGCAGGTGGGCAAGACGTTGTTCGAAGTGTTTAGAGATGAACACGCACCCAAGATGACAGACGCACTGTGTTCGGAGATCAATCATCAGAAATACTACTCCGGGGAGTTTGACGTAGAATGGGGACAGACAATAACAGAACACACATATGAATTCAAGAAAAAAGAGATGGACGAGTACCGTGAATGGCTCAAGGAAAACAACTATGACTGGGAAGATCCCAAGCTGTCACTGGGATACATCAAAATCGGACAGGTGGACCTGCAGAGAACATTTGGTTCTAGTGCAACGTTCAAGGAAATATATGAGACCATGACAAGAAATTTAAATATAACTAACATCAAAACAATGTCAAACAGGACCATCGAGTGTGAATATCCATACACACTGGACAGCGACGATTGGCAACAGATACAAATGGAAAGTTTGAGGCAAAGTTATGAATCACGTAGTATGCGTTAAATGGGGCAACAAGTATCCTTCGCAGTATGCGAATGTGCTGTACAGCATGATCAAGAGGCACACGACTGTACCTTTTGAATTCCATTGTCTCACAGATGACAAAACAGATCTAGCTCCAGAGATAAAAACAATAATGTTCCCTGGGGAACCGTGGATCAAGACATGGTGGAGCAAGTTATGGATGTTCAGTCCAGACATGCCATTGAAAGGCAACATACTTTTCTTTGATCTAGATGTTATCATACACAACAACATAGATCCACTGTTCACACACAACCCTGGGAAGTTCATGATAATCCGAGACTTCAACAGATGCAGGGTCAAGGACTGGAAACAGAGTAACTCTAGCTGTATGCGTTGGGAGGCAGGCACAATGAATCACCTGTACACCAACTTCGTGAAAGACTATGCCAAGATAATGAAACAGAACTGGGGAGACCAGGATTGGATAATGAAGGCAGGCAAGGAACAGATAACACACTGGCCCGATGACTGGATAAGAAGTTATAAATGGGAATTGGTTGGATTCAAGGACACAAAATTAAGAGACAAGTCCGGCAAATGGTATTTCAGCAAGCCCCCAACAATAATAAGCGAGAACAGGGTAGCAGTGTTCCATGGGCAACCCAACCCAATGGAATGTGCAGACCAGTTTGTTGTCGACAACTGGAAATGAAAATAGGTATAACAGGAACTACATCAGGAATAGGCGAAACTATAAGACAGATGCCTTACGAGTTTATAGAGTTTAATAGAAACGACGGTGACATACATGACGTTGAATCAGTCTATAAAAAATTAAAAGACTGTGATGTTTTTATCAACAATGCATGGGACAATGATTGCCAGACAAAGCTACTTAAATTCTTTTTTGACAAATGGAGTGACCTGCCAAAGAAAATTATATCTATAGGAAGTTCAGTTTCAACATACACACCATCTGGTACTGGATACAGCGATTACGTTGACCTTAAAAGAGAACTAAGGACAGCACACTGTGATATTGTTAACCTCAAAACAACACGGTGCAAATCATATCTCGTTAATCCTGGTGTTACAAACACAAAAATGACCGAATCTCGTAATTGCAATAAAATGTCAACACAAGACGTTGCTGGCATGGTCAAGTTTGTGTTGGAGAATAAGTTGTACATACCGGAGATATATTTCTATGTTGAATAGATACGGTTGGCAACTATACCACTGGCACATAGAACCCAGTTCTAAATGCAGTCTACGATGTCCTAGGTGTCCTCGACAGGAACATCCTGACATCAGTTGGATGCAAAAAGAAATATCATTGATAGAATTTAAAAGAGTATTCACACACGAGATGTTGTCTCAGACACAACGTTTTACTATGTGTGGTGACGTAGGTGATCCGATATATGCCAAAGATTATGTAGCAATAATAGATTATATAAAATCATACAATCCGGAAATACAAATATTCACAATCACTAACGGAAGTTACAAGACAGAGAAATGGTGGAAGGAATTTGCCGGTGTTTCAAACAAGCATGACTCTATAAATTTTAGTGTGGACGGTTACGATCAAAAGTCCAACGACATGTACAGGGTAAACAGTAATTGGGACAGTATCATGACAGGCATGAAAATATGTGCTGACGAAAGTGAGATATTTGTGAACTGGGCAACTATCGTTTTCAAATTCAACGAAGACCATCTAGATCACATCAAAGAATTAGCAACGCAACAAGGGTGTGATGACTTGCAGTTAACTTATAGCACAAAGTTTGGATCCAAGTACGGAGAAGCATATGGTGGAGAAACAGATACGTTAGAACCTAGTAGCAAGTACATCAGTAAGACACACAGATACGAAAGACACATAACACACCTGTCAGGAAGAATACCAATGAGACTCACATACTTAAAAACTAACTACAAAAAATTCCAAGAAGTAAAGAAGCAGTACACAGGAGACATCATTCCCATGTGCCTTGTTGGTAATAGGGGAATGTACATGAATGCAGAGGGAACGATATTTCCATGCAGTTGGACCAGTTTCCCTTACAAAAGTTTAGAGCACAATGGAAAAACAATCAAGTGGGAAGACAGTTTCTTTGTCAAAAACAAGCACCTAGTGAATGCAAAAGGAAATAGATCAATAGAAGAGATATTGAACGATGATGTATGGCAGACCCTGTTTGAAAGTTTTACCAAAAATCCTTTTGTGGAATGCTCACAGAAATGTGGCAAAGAAGTGGTAGACAAACACTACGGAGTAGGCTATTATACAAACTAATGAATAAGAAATTTGGAACAGTAAAAGTTAAAAGAGTAAAGCCTGGTATGGACGAGGTTCCAGAGGACTGTGGCTACATGAAACAGTTCCGTTTCAACGTGGACATGTACTCAAACGGGATGGCAGGTGAATGCATCGAATGGTGTCAAGTAAATTGCGAAGGTAAGTGGGGCTGGTGGTTTAAACCCGCGGGTGAAATAGAAAATCCACAGAATCACTGGGAAGATCAGAATTGCTTCATGAGTTTCCAATACAAAAAAGACGCCACAAGGTTCTGGCTGGCAATAGGTTTAGCAAACATGGGCAACAGAGATAGATAATTAACAGTATGAGACCATTTGAAATAACAGAAGAAGCGAAGCATCAAATAGAAAAATTGCTTGAGAAGAATCCAGGCAAGTACGCAGTGAGCCTAGCAGTGCTGGGTGGTGGATGTGCAGGATTCAAATACGACTGGGGTTTTGCAGACACAAAGGAAGCTGTGGGCAATGGCGATCACATAGAAGATTGGCACACAGGTAAATTTGTTGTGGACGAAACTTCCATGATGTATGTTATAGGAACAAAGATCGACTTCGTTGAAGAAACGTTTGGTTCACAGTTTGAAATATCCAATCCCAACTCAACAGCATCTTGTGGTTGTGGAGAATCATTCGGGGTTTGATGGACACCGCATTTGTAATAGGCAACGGTGAGAGCAGACCAATTTTTCCCATACAAGATCTTAAAGGCAAAGGAATCATATACGGGTGCAACGCCATATACCGAGACAACCCAACACTGTGTGACCACATAGTCGCAGTCAATCGTCCCATGTACGAAGAACTCGAAGCATGGCATACACAAACGGAATTGTATGATACAAGGCTGTGGGTGCAGTTGAATGCAGAGTACAAACCCATAACAAATTACAAGGACAAGAGTTGGGCTGAAGCGAAAGCAAAGTGGCTGGCACAGAGAAAAAAGGTCGGAGTACAAATACACGGACCGGAAGACATCAGTCAATGGAACTACATATGTGACGGAGATAAAGAATCAGACACGCCCAAGAACCTGAAGCTGTACAGGGTATGGAGGGGCGGTGACATCAAGAAAGGCAACGCAATAAGGACCATAGACTTTTCACTGTGCAGGGGTTCGGGCATGAGTGCTGTACTAATGGCGGCGGAGTCAGGTATAAAGAATGTAGTGATTCTGGCATTTGACATAATGGGTTCAAGGCAGTGGGAGAGGGACACACCCAGCAGGGCACAGAACAACATGTACAAGAACACCATAAACTATCCGTCACGCATGAGCATGAAGGCATACCTGAAGTACGAATGGATGTATCAGTTGAGACAGATCATCCGGAAACATCCAGACACCAATTTCCATTTCATCAACAGGAAAGAATACATCGAGGGCAACGCATTCCTGAGATGGTACTTCGACCAACCAAACATCAAGACCGGCATATATGCTGACCTACGCAGATGGGTAGACGGCCGACGTGATGAAATTAAATGGATGAAACTATAAGGTCTTCGTAGTAGAACTGGCGTCCAGCTGGTATATCTTCCTCATCTTAACACCAACTTTCTGTGCGTACTTTTTGGTATCACAGTAGGAACAAACGTGTTTGTAATCGTTTGACGCCCTGTCTGGATCCACCTGTGCCTTGGGCCTTAGGAAAGTGACACCGCAAGAGTCACACTTGAATACGTATATGGTGTTTTTCCTGTGGAAGGTGTGATAAACCCCCAATTTACTCTGGCGTTCGTACAATCTCATGGTCCTGAGCGTTTCTATGAACATATTAGTATTTAATAAATATGTACAACACATTATGGCGAAGCTTAACATAGACACAGGAACACTGGGAAATCCAGCCACAGGCGATACTTTACGTACTGCCATGACGAAAGTCAACACGAACTTTGATGACATATACTCATTGGTCGGCGATGGATCAACTGGTCTAATAACCACTTCCTTTACCAACGGTGATCTTAAACTGCAAGCCAACGGTACTGGTGCCATAGAGATAGATAATTTACAAATAATTAATTCTGCAATCACGAGCATCACAACCAACTCTGATGTGACCATATCAGGAAATGGCACAGGTGGAGTTAATGTTGGAAGTGTTACGATCAATGACAACGAGTTATCAGCAAGTAACAGTAATGATGATCTAGTGTTAAGCGGATCAGGAACTGGCGCTGTCGTGATACAAGCACTGACAGTGAATGGTACAAGCATAAGTTCAGCGGACTCCACGACCATCAACTTCAATGATAATGTTAGGGTGGACGGAACACTTACTGTGACTGGCAGTTTGAATTTCAGTGATGCAAACATAAGTGACGTGGGAACACTGGCACTAGACAAAATCTTTGGCGATGGAGATACGAACACTTCAATCGCATTCAGTGGTTCAGATGTAATAACAATAGAGACAGGTGGTTCCGGTAGATTGACTATCGGTGATGGTGCACTATCTCCGGTCACTGACAATCAAATTGATCTGGGTACATCTTCTCTAGAATTTAAAGATGCATTCTTTGACGGAACGGTGACAACTGATGCGTTGACAGTATCAGGCACCTCAACTTTCAATGGTGCGGCAATGGGATCAGCGGCCATCACTGGCGTTGCGGATCCATCAAATGCACAAGATGCCGCTACCAAGGCATACGTTGATGCAACAGTGACGGCACAGGACCTTGATGTTGCGTCGGACTCGGGAACGGCGGCGGTGGACCTTGACTCACAGAGTTTGACAGTAACAGGCGGCACAGGAATAGGAACGACTGCCACAGGACAGGCATTGACAGTGAACATAGACGCTACGGTGGCAACACTGGCAGGTTCACAAACATTCACAAACAAAACAATTGATGCCAACGGCACAGGAAACAACATTTCAAACATTGACATAGGCAATATGACAGCCGCTTCTGTTGTGTTAGAAGCAGAAGGAATTGCTTCCAATGACAATGACACAACACTACCAACATCAGCGGCAGTAAAAGATTATGCAGACACCAAAGCAGTATTAACAGGTTCAACCAACAATACTATTGCAACTGTCACAGGTGCACACGCACTTAATGGTGAAGCCAACTTAACATTTGATGGTAGCACACTTGCAGTCACAGGTGCCGCAACATTCAACAGCACGGTAACAGCGGCCACGGGATCAATATTTGGCAATTTGACCTTGGCAGATGGATCAATAACTGACTCATCAGGTGCCATCAGCTTTGGAAATGAAAATTTAACAACAACAGGAACTATTTCGGCTGAAACAGGTTCAACACTGGG